ATGAAATCATTTAAAGAGCTACATGTTTATATTGAAAAATCATCCGAAATGGTAAAGAAAACAGTTTGCGACCAAGACGGAAAGATAGTACTACAAACGTATCATTCTATTGATATTGTTCCTTCCCCAAGCCCCATTGACGTTTTTGAAGCAGCATTGAATGGCGCACAAATAGTCATTAGACCGCAATCAAATATCATTCAAGAACTTCAAGAAATACAGGAACGCCATTAATAGCACTATACTTTTTGGCTTCCGCCATCGCATTTATAGCTTCTGCCTTGTTAGCAAAATATGCTATTTCATATTTCCAATTAAACGGCTTGAATGCGTATGGAACAATACTACCAGGCTTATACCCAGGAGTATTCTTTACCAATACCATGTTTGGAGTGTCGTTAAATTCCAACTTTACAATATATTTTGCCACCATTTATATTTCAAATTAAAAATTATGTTCAAAAAATTACTCTACAATTACCGTATGCGCAAATTGCGTAAACATTACATAGACCTTCTTTATAAATACAATTCACGTTTAGATTATAAGGATTTGGAAAATATGTGTAATTACATTTTAAAGGGTCTCCACAAATAGTGGAGTCCCCTGTTTTTACTCAATTCTTTTATATCTTTCTGGATTTACTATTGTTAGAGGATATAAGTTAAACTCATTCTCATTGATAATTATCAAAGGTGTCTTATCTCGGCCTCCTATATTACCATTATCATATATCTTATAGGTATACATATAAAAAGCATCCCTTGATAAAGAGAAATAATATGTATCTTCAGAACTAGCCCAAGATGTTTTCATTTTTCCAAACATCTTTTCGTTATAACTACTTTCAAAAAAAGTTGAAACAGGAATTTCTTTCGGTGTATCATAGACTTCTAAAAACTCTATCGCCCTATCATAATCCTCTGCTTGAAATTTTCCATGAAATACATTAAGTGCCGCTTTCTGTTCTTCAGTATAATATTCTTTTATATCTTCATCTTCACCGCAAGCTGAGAACAAAAACAAAAGTACAAATGCCAAATAATGCTCTATAATTTTCCTCATTTTATATACCTACTTATTCATTAATACATTAATCAATCTCTCTTTCTCTTGAAGAAGTTTATCTTTCGCATCAATAACTTCTTTTAAATGCTTCACTTCCTTTAGGGCATCATCAAGTTGATTTTGGCATTCAGCCATAGTTATATGCCCATTATTATCTCGACCAACAACAACATTTGAACTTCCTGTATTAACTTGACTAATAGTTGAATCATCAAAAAAATACCCAACAGGAACTTTTAAAGCCTCTGCTATTCGTTCGATGGTGCTAATTTTTGCATCCGCACCATTTAATATCTTAGAAATAGTAACATCCGACACACCGGACATAGAAGCAAGGTTTGAATTATTAACTTTGCTTTGAGCCATCAAAAGCTGTAATTTCGCTATATTCATAAATTAAAATTCGACTTTCTTACTTTAGTTTATTAAAATACCTTAATTTAATCCGAACTTTGCTTTATCGAATTAAACTTTACTTTATATTTGCACCATAAAGTTAATGCAAAAGCGCAATAACAGCAAAATAAAGTTGGAATAAAAACAGCAAAATAGATTATTCACTCTAAAAAAGGCAAGATATGACACAGAAAGAATTTCAAGACCGAGTTAAGATGCAAGTTTCCGCAGGGGAATATACAGCAATCGAAGTGGTCTATATGAATAGCGACCTTGAAAAAGACGAGTTCTGCAAGATGTGGGCAAAGATGAATGCAAAGCGCATCGCCGCATATCGCAAGGCAGAAAAGGAAAAACAAGAGAAGCACGAGCGCATATCGCTTCTCGCTTCCACAAGGGAGTTGCTTAGAGAGCTTGCCTATCGCAATGGTTGGGATGCAAGCCCGAAACAGGTACTTACTCCAAAGGTTATCAAGGCTCTTGACAAAGTAGATATTTACATCACGGAGTACAACTATGTAAAAGGTTGCACCGATTTAAAACCAATCAGTACGCTCATGTACGAAATTAACGAATACATCAACAATCAAGTAGCATAAATTCTTAATCAGCAATGAAACGAAATATCATCAAAGAAGTAAAGTATAAAGGTCATACAATCACAATGTTTGAAGATGATTTCCATCAAGAGTTCACAATCATAGATGGCGACTGCTCAAAACTATATGACAGCATTACGGATGCAAAGAGAGTGATTAGAGGCGAACAACCTTTCTATGAAATAAACTAAGTTTAATCAGCAGGACGAAAGCAATAGTAAAAGTCTGTAACGAATCGCAAACCCCAAATAGATAATCAATCCCGGCCGGGCTTAACCACCTTGCCGGGAACTCAGACAATAATATCAGGTATATGGAAAATCAATTAGAAATTATTAAATCCAATCTCCCTTATGGCTATGAGGGGAGCATTGCAAAAGAAGCAGGATGTTCAAAAGGCACAGTACATAATATCCTAAACAACAAGCCTGCATCTGCCCGTTCATCTTATAAGGCTAAAGTTCTCACAATAGCAACCAGAATGGCTAAAGAAGCCTTGGAAGCCTCAAAAGGAGTTTCTAAAGCGGCAGCCGAATTAGAAACATTGCAAAATGGAACTACAAGCGAACAATGAATTAACCAAGCGTGAAAATCAGATCGCCGGACTTGCCTTTTGCGGACTCGCAAAGAAAGAAATGGCAGACAGGCTTCACGTGGCTTACGGAACTATCAACGTATTGCTCGACAAAGCATACAAAAAGACCGGAACCAGCAAATTAAATGAACTGGGGTCATGGTGGGCTAATAGAGTATTTACTCTAAACATAGATTTTCAACAGCTACAAAAAACGATTATAGCTCTTTGCTTCTTGGGAATAGTAATATTCCAATTTTCAGTAGATAATCATCACGATTATTACTACCGAACAAGAAGAGGAAGAACGCAAAGATACAAGACAGAAGAAATATCTCAACCTAATTATAAACAGGCAGCATAGCATAGAGTTGCAATGTGTTTCAGATAGTGAAGAAAGCTCGTAACCAATAATTAACCAACCTAAGAAACAGCTAAAATGGGAGAAAGATATTTAGAAAGAATTGTAGCAAGCGGCATAAAAATCGGAACGATTCAGACGCTTAAAGCATTAGGGCTACTGCCGGAGGTGGTAACAATCTCCCAAGCAGAAAAGATATACGGACGTCGTCTCATTACAGAATGGCGTAGTAAGGAATGGATAAAGTTTTATCCTGCTAAGAACAAGGAACGCGGCAAGTATTACGTGAAAATGTCCGAACTGGAAACAGCAAGTGCCATGATGGATATTCATAACAAAGTACCGGCCAACATAATCAAAGTATTAATGCAAGTACCATGACTGCAAAAGATATACAAATAGGGCAGAACATTTCAGCCGGATTCTTTTTCCGGTGCGGACATTACGGGGATGATGTGGACTACGCCATTATTACCGGAGTGGTCATACGCAAATTGGAATGCTATAATCAGGTGCTTGTTGATGTCGATTTAGAACAATCGTTTAATAGTCCCGGCAAATCAGTCTGGGTACGGTTAGACAAAGCAGATTTTAATATTAACAACTAAAATTCTCATTATGAGCAGTATTATTCAAGTTAAGATGGAAGAGCTAAATGCGCTTCCAGCAACGAAAATTGTCGAAAATGAAGGTGTACAAGCAAAGTTTATTCAAATGTACAATGCAATTTGGGGTACGGATAAGGGTGAGCAGATGTACCACAAAGAAGTATTCAATTTTCAAAAATTACTTCGGGATACCCCCGATGTAGCCACTTCAAGCAAAATGTCCCTTTATGGCTGTTTCCTTGATATCGCAGTCAATGGACTAACATTAGACCAGACAGGGCATCCGCTCTGCTATATTCTGAGTCGCAACTGCAAAACTGGGTACAAAAACGAACATGGGAACGATATTTACGAAAAACGTGCATACGTTTCGGTTACCGGCTACGGTGAACTTACCATGCGTATGCGTGCCGGCCAAATTAAATATGCTGACAACCCCGTCGTCGTTTATGAAGGAGACCATTTCAAGGCATCTTTAGTCAATGGAGTAAAAAACATCGAGTATGAAGCACAATGCCCCCGCACATCAACCAAGGTTATTGCAGCATTCATACGCATTGTACGCAATGATAATTCAGTGGATTATCAATGGCTCATGCAAGGGGATATTGAACGCTTGAAGCATTATAGCGAAAAAGCAAATTCCAAATGGAATGAGCAGACCAGACGGAGAGAACTTGGTAATGCCAATGCTTTATACACTTCCAATAATGGCGGTATTGACCCCGGTTTCCTTGAAAACAAAATGATTAAACACGCCTTCGACGCATACCCAAAAGTACGTACTGGGAAATATACCATTATGGCAACCGACCAAGAGGAAGAAGAAATCATCGATTATGGAATTGTGGAAGATGCCAATATTGCACAGGAAGACCCAAACATTCCTTTCGGTGAAGAAAAACAGCTCACCGCACCGGAACCGGTATCTGTAAATGTCAGCAAAGCAGATGAAGAAGAAGGATTCTAACCATTAATACTTAAAGCTATGTCAACAGAATTAATAAAAGTAGAAGAGTTTACCTCTTTAATGAAAAGTGCCCCTGACGCCTTAGGCAAGAACCAAAAATCAATAGCCAACTGTAATTCAGCGGGACAGGCAATCTTAGATACGATTCAAGGAGAAGGTATGACTGATGAACTGGATGCCAAAGCTGCGGAGTATCTGAAGAAAGTCAATGTTACAATTACCAACATGAAAAGCCGTCGTGCGCCTGTTACCCAACTATTCGACCGTATCCGGTCCATTTTCACGACAGATGAAAAAGCTATTGACCCAAAAGACAAATCAACAATTCCGGGCAAAATAGCTGCAGAACGTGACAGATATGCAGCACTGAAGCGTGAAGAAGAAAGAAGGAAGCAGCAGGAAATGCAACGACAAGCCAATATTGAAAAGGAAAAAGGAACGTATCGGCTTGCTATTGAACAGGCTATCAATACACACATGAGTTCCTATTTTGCCGAACAACAGAAGAATCTGAGCCATATTTGGGAAAGCATTACACTGGCTACATTTGAGCTGAAAGAAAAGAGTATTAGAGGTTGGTCAACTCTGTACCCTCGTGAGCACTTCGATACTTTCAATCAAGACATCACAACTTACTATCTGGACGCACAAACCAAAGCGAATATCAAGGCTGAAATTCTAAGCAATAAATATTCCGCTTTCTCTCAACAGTATAAGTTTGACATGGAAGATTTACGCCAGTCATTTATCGACCGTCTTTCCTCCAAAAAGCAAGAACTTATTGAGGAAGAAGAATTGCGCAAGAAAGATGCTGAAGCTGCTGCCAAAGCGGAAGCCGAAAGGAAACAACGGGAAGAAGAGGAGCGAAAACAACGTGAACTTGAAATACAGCAAAAAGAACATGAGCAGCAGCAAAAAGCGGAGTCTTCTATACAATCCGCACAAATGAATAGTCTGTTTGCAACGGCTGCCGCTTCTGTTACAACAAGAACCAGCAAAGCCAAAGTAACTGAAAGGATTAAAATACTACACCCTGCCGGCTTCTTGGAAATATATCAGATGTGGTGGATAAATGAAGGTCAGAATCTGACAATAGAAGAACTTGAAAAAATCCACAAGAAGATGATTTCCTTCTGCGAAAAGAAAGCCAACAGCGATGATGAAATGAAAATCAAATCAAAATATATCCGATACGAAGAAGAAGTTAAAGCAGGAAAGTAATGGCAAATCCGGATTCATATTACTTGCGTACAGAAGTCAGCAACTCCGATCTGACAGAACTCAAAAACTATCTTTATCCCCGTACCCAGTATGGGGATAAAGAAAAAGCCTTCAAGTTTGGGACATTGGTAGATGCGCTTATTACCGAAAACGAACGGGTACATTATGGTAAGCGCATGGTGGATGATGTAACCTATTCACGGGAAGATTTCGAGTTAGGTATTGCTATGAGAGAAGCTTTAAGGAAAGAGGCAAGAAAAGACGAGTTCCTTGCTGCCGTTCTTTCCAACTCCGACACCCAGAAATTCATGGTAAACAAATCCCAGCGATTTCTCTACGGAAATTTCGAGTACACTCTTGATACCCGGTGTAAATGGGATTGGTGGTTGCCTGATTTTGGATTTGGTGGAGATTTAAAGACCACTTTCGCAGAATCACAAAACCAGTTCAATGAAGCTATAGATTTTTTTGATTGGGACCGTTCCAGAGCATGGTATATGGATATAGCAGGAAGCCAACAAGACTTTATCTATGCCATCAGCAAGAAGAACCTGAAAATATTCAAAGCATTCATTAGACGAGACGATGATACCTATAAACGTGGAAAAGAGAAATATGATGAATTGGCTTTTAAATGGTGGCAACTAATGGTCTGATTATATTTTTATTGAAAACGATATGAACATACTTATCACACCCAAAGAACAAATCTGCAAGGAACTTACAGATATTGACTCATTCCTCAATATAACAATGAGCGAAAATGCAGAAGAAGCCGTATTGCGCGGAAATGACTTGGCCGTATATGTCGCCCGTTCAGGAAAGTTATTAGCTGATGCTAAATATTGGCTTAACGAAGCCATGAATTCCGAAACAATGAAAACACTTGCCGAAACAGCAAAAAATGCCAAGGCTACAGCTACGGCAATCAACGCTTTGGTAAATTCCCTTTGTAGGGAAGAACGATATTTGGTCGATTGGTGTGAACGGTGCAATCGAACCGCAACACATCAGTTATCATGGTGCGTGACAGTAATAAGCAAAGCCAAAGAAGAAATGAAAATGGCTGGTATGTATAACAATAACAACAGACAAAAATGATAAACGACCAGGAAGCACCCAAATACTTGCTTTGGCTTATTATAGCCATTATCCTAATGGGATTAGACGAAAACATTACTGGATTTCCATTCATCATGGGATTCTGTATAATCATATATCTATTTATTAACATGCTTATTCTTACATCAAAGGATGAGCCTAAAAAAGAGAACAATGGAAACAGCAAAAATTGACATCAAGCAGGCTGTCATTAAAAAAGACAGATTGAATGTTGTGTACAACGAGCGATTTACAGAAGCCAACTACACAAACAAGGTAACCAAGAATTGCGACCAAATCGTACATTCCGAACTGAAGGAGATTTTTAACCACTTGAAACTGCATCTTGTGGTATTATGCGAGCAACCCGAAGCGGAGAAAATCTACAAGTCAAGTTTTACATCACCGGGCTTTGATGAAACTCTGAATAACTACTTCATTACCGGATATGCTAATGATAGCAACGATGGAGTACCGGGCATAACCATAATGGGAGGCAAATTACTACAATCCGGTAAAATTGTGGATTTGAAAATCTTTACTCCATTCGGAGACGAAGAATATAAATTTTCAGAAGAACTGCAAATAGATGCAGCAGCTTGCGATGCGGAAGTGGAAGCATATCTCTTTGAAGAGAAATGGGGCATTAAGCAAGAGCGGTTAGACTTTGATAGCGATATCCCCGATGAAGCTGTTACCGATACAGAAGAACTTCCTGCAGAAGAAGAAAAGCCTAAAAGAAAAGGCAGAAAGACCAAAAATATAGCTCCTGCCGCTTAATCAAATTCGGGGCTGATTTTTGTCAGCCCCATAAAACTCTAAATTACAAGTCATGATTATAGAATTAAAAGGAAACGTTTTTGAAGTTACTTTCAAGTACAAGCCCACTATTGTTGACAGAATACGTCAAATCACAGGCAAGAGATATGACGGAAGCAGAAAGAAATGGCTTATTCCTGTTTCCAGTCGTGTCGAACTTGAAAAAATGGTCTATCAAATCAGACCATTTGAAAATATCCAATGGGTTACAGGACAACAGAAGCAAGAAGAGGAAGAAGTTGCATACAATATACCGGAACTGCCGGAGCTTGATATTCCCCACTTACTAAAAGTAAACCCATATCCCTATCAATTAAAAGGAATAGCAAGAGGGTTACAACTCAAACGATTTATGAATTGTGACGAACCGGGACTTGGAAAGACATTACAAAGTATCGCAACCATTAATCTTGGGAATGCTTTTCCTTGTTTGGTTATTTGTCCTTCCGCCTTAAAGGTAAATTGGGAAAGGGAATGGCATAAGTTCACAGATAAAAAGGCAATGGTACTGACGGATAAAGTACGAGATACATGGACTTTCTTTTATCAGACTGGCATGTATCAGGTATTCATCGTTAATTATGAATCGCTTAAAAAATACTTTGTACAACGTATCAAAAAAGAATCTGGTTGGACTTTAAGAGATGTGGAATTCAGAAACAGCATCCAACTTTTCAAATCTGTAATCATTGATGAAAGCCACCGTTGCAAATCATCATCCACTCAGCAGGCTAAATTCTGTAAAGGTATATGCAATGGTAAGGAATGGGTTATTGAACTTACCGGAACTCCGGTTGTCAATAAGCCTAAAGATTTAATTCCGCAGTTATCTATCCTTTCCAGAATGGAAGATTTTGGAGGATATAAGACATTCGTCAATAGATATTGCTCCGGCCAAAACGAAGCATCAAACCTGAAAGAACTTAACTATATGTTATGGACTAAATGTATGTTCCGGCGTGAAAAGTCATTGGTGCTGACAGACCTTCCCGATAAAATACGACAAGTAAATACTTGTGAGATAACTAACCGTAAGGAATATATCGATGCAGAGCGTGATCTTATCATGTACCTACAGAAATATAAAGAAGCGGATGATGAAAAGATAGAGAAAGCATTACGAGGTGAAGTCATGGTACGTATTAATATCCTCCGCCAAATATCAGCCAGAGGGAAAGTACGTGATGTTATTGAGTTCGTAAAAGACTTTCGTGAGAATGGAAAGAAAATCATCCTCTTTTGCTCACTTCACGAAGTGGTAGATCAACTGAAAAGCTATTTTCCTACGGCTGTATCTGTAACAGGAAGAGACTCACAAGATGAGAAACAAAGAGCAGTGGATTCTTTTCAAAACAATCCCAAAACGGATATTATCATCTGTTCCATTAAAGCTGCAGGAGTCGGACTGACCCTAACTGCATCAAGCAATGTTGCCTTTGTTGAATTCCCCTGGACTTATGCCGATTGTTGCCAGTGCGAAGACCGTGCGCATCGTATAGGGCAAAAGGATTCTGTAACCTGTTACTATTTCCTCGGCCGACGTACCATTGACGAGAAAGTTTACCGTATCATTCAAAATAAGAAAGCCATTGCCAAAGATGTTACCGGTTCCACGGAAGATATAGAAGAGAATATCGTTGATATGGTAGCGAATATTTTCAGCACAGATTATGATGATGAAGGTTTCTAATGGTAAAGCTATGGAAAAAGATATTAAACGTTTTGATTATTGGTTTTCTCATAATTATCAAGAACTGCGTAACAAGCTCTATGGAGCATTTTTTAATGAAGATATATTTCATGATACATACCTGTATATTAGAAGTATTATCAAGACAAATAATGTTTCATTAATAGACTTCGAACCTTTCTTTATTGTGTGCTACAAAAGAAACAGGCAGAAAAATTTAACCAAAGAAAATCGATATTGCAAACTTGATATGTCTTTCTTCCAATCAATAAAAGCCGATGAAGAATTAGACATAGAAGAGCTTAGTAAACCTGATAGACTGGCATATAGCATTTTGTCTTTCATAAAGAAGCAAAATTCAGCTATAGACTATAGGCTATTTAAATTAAAAGTCTATGACACAAATTGTTCATACCAAGATTTATCGGCATATACAGGTCTATCTCCAAATATAGTTTATCGAAAAATAAACTCCATCATCCGAACAGTTCAACAAGAACAGTTTTTTCGCAAGCAGTATTCATCTATTGCTATTATATAATTAACCTATAGATAATTAAAGACATGAAACTTGTAGTTTATAACAAAATGAATGCCTTACCTTTTGGGCAGAAATCAAAAGAAAGAACAATCAGATTTAATCAAAGCAATGGGGTTATTTACATCTCTAGATTTCTAGCAAAGGAAATGGAACTCAAAGATGGCGATAAGATTATATTCGCCAATGATGAAGAAAGCAAAAAAGACTGGTTTATCGGTAAAACAAATGATGAATATGGTTTTGTTCTGCATTCCAGTAAAGCAGGTGTCCGTGTCCAAAGCAAATTTATCTGCAACTCCGTACTAAATGCCACCAAGACGAATTGTAATGCAACATTCCTTGTTGCCAAAGAAGCAACAGAATACAACGGAAATAAATTTTTCAAGATTATCACCTCTAGTCCTTTTATTACAATTCCAAGGAAACATCCTACAAACAAAAAACTTAAATGATGACACCACAACAAAAAATAGACCGGCTAAAAAAAGCCGGCTATCAAGTTCAAGAAAAAGGTAATAAAATCCGTGCCGCTAAGGGTTCTTTGATAATCAATGGCACTATAAACCAAGTACACAAAGAAGTTTTTAACCGATAATTATATTGATATGAATACGTATAGCAAATATGTACCCAATGTTTTTCTCGCAAAATGCAGTGAGAAACACGAAAAAGGAGAAGTTATTAAAGTTACAACCAAATATGGCAAAGAGAATGAATGTATTGTATTCAATCTCATCTGTGAACGTGAAGGCTTTTATTATTACTCCATCGTCAGAGCTGACGGATTTAATGTGCAAGAATGGGCCAAACAAAGAGCCGAGCGCCGCCATGATTGGGCCCAGTCTGCCGGACAAAAAAGTAACGAATATTTCAACCGCTCGAACAAAGACAAAGATTTTCTTTCTCTTGGAGAACCAATCAAGGTCGGGCACCATAGTGAAAAACGGCATCGAAAAGCGATTGATGATGCTTGGAACAATATGGGAAAAAGTGTTGAATTTAGCGACAAGGCTGCCGAACACGAAAGAATTGCCAAATATTGGGAAGAAAAGGCAAACACTATCAATCTTTCTATGCCGGAAAGTATCGATTTCTACGAACACAAGTTAGAGAAAGCGAAAGAATACCATGAGGGATTGAAATCCGGCAAATATCCGCGTGAGCACTCCTATTCTCTCACTTATGCCAAGAAAACAGTTAATGAAACACAAAAGAATTACGAATTGGCTAAAAAGCTATGGGGAGATTATCAGACGAATGGTATTGCATGAATTGTGTATACCAAGAAGAATGTTTATTGGACGATCCGGATTTGAACTTATTAGGATACTGTATGCAATACGAAGATGTAGAATGGGAGGATTAAATATGTTAACAAAACTAAGAGTAACTTATCCAACAGTAGAAGAAGTTTTCGAGTATGTAAACCGGAAAGATGCCGGTATGGATGATATGTTTGAACCTGAAGGTGGATATAGCTGTATGAGCCTTTATATCATGGGCTTTGTGAATAGAGATTTAATTGCCGTCAATAACAAAATTACAAAGGAATTTATGGGTGGAATGGAAAAACAAATTATCAGATTGTCAAAAGCAGTATTAAGCAGAGATTTTAGACAGAAAAAGAGCATCTTTTGTTCAATGGTATTACGGCTAATGGATACCGAAAAATACGCAAACGATTACTGCAATGCGCTTGATCTTGTTCTTGAGTTATTTCCGGAAGTTGATAGGGGAAAATTAGAAAAAGAATTGAATAAATACGTTTGATTTATCAGAAAAAATGAAAGCGAAGAAAGTATCGATTACCACTCAAGAAGCGGAAGCTATTAAATTAGCGCTCAAAGAACTTCAATTGACTATCGGATATGGTGAGTTATCATGTGCACAATTAGCTCAGTATGAAGCTGCTGAAAAGCGTCTTCTTAATCTACTGAAAGATAGTGAAAAAGCCTGTTGTAGCAAGTGTGGAGGAAGGCTCGCACTTGTCGTTGGTACATTCGCTTACGAACCGGATGGAGAACCTTACGAGTCAGGTGTGATTGAAAAATCCCTCGCTCCAGGGGGCGAAACTCAAGTAGGTGCTCATAAGTGCGATAAGTGTGGACACTTACAAGGATTTTTTATAGAGTAAAATTCAAAACAAGATAGTAATGAATAAATCAACAAACAAGTACCGTCATAAATGGGTAGAGCCTTTTGATGCTCCATTTACCTATATATGTAGTAAGTGTGGTAAGCATAAGATTAAAGAAACCATGTACACTGCGACTTACTATGATGAGAACATGAATCCACTTGGTAGTAAATCACCAGAGTGTGTTAGTAAACAACCTTCAATACAAAAATGATATGAATATCCATCAAACAGTTCCCCGTTCGAATTGTACCTCTTTTGCCAAATGCGGCAAGCGTTCCCTTGCCTATTGCCGGAAGTACGGTGCATCCGAATGTGGCCCATGTGAAACAGTGAAACGGAAACCGAGAAACCGGGTGATAGTGGACGGAAAGGAGCGCAAAACATGTAGCCGTTGTGGAAACTTACTTTTGCTATCCTGCTTCTATGACAGAGCAATCTATCGTAACGGGAAGGTGTATCACATCAAGACATCATGGTGCAAGATGTGTATATCTGAGGATAATAGGGAACGGAATAAGAACAAGAAAACTCACAGAAAATGAAGAAGACATTTAAAGCATGGTCTAAGCAAGATAAAGACTTGGATGAGTTTTTATCTCCGGGTGACTATATAGACGAAAGGCTATACAACTACATAGCGGAAATCACTTGCCCTGCATATTGCTCAAGGGACTTTGTCCAAGGATGCGATGCGATTAAGGATGAAGGCGATGTATTGTTTTATATGACAGTACATAGAACCGGTGATAACCGATACTTATATCTCGGTATTCTGCCGGAATTTAAACAGTAACTCATAACAATTTAGAAAGGAGTCAATATGCGTGAAGACATAATGTACATGATAACCTACCCGGATGGTACACTTGTGATGAATACTCAAAAGTATTACCGAAGAGATTGCGTCAGGTACTGGCTGGACGGAACTAATTTGACATGGAAACAGATGTATAAGAAAGGCTTTCGCTGTAAAAAAGTGAAAGTGACATTTGAAATAATTGATTAATAACAAATAAGTAATGAACATCGGAATATTAGCAGTTGACAGTAATTACCCTAATCTCGCATTGATGAAGATAAGTGCATGGCACAAAGCAAGAGGTGACAATGTAGAATGGTATAATCCCCTTTGTTCTTATGATAAGGTTTACTCAGCAAAGGTCTTTTCATTTACACCGGATTACGGTTACTATATCAATGCCGATCAAGTCGAGAAAGGTGGTACAGGGTATGACATAAAAAAGGTTCTTTTACCAGAAATTGATAGAATGATTCCTGATTACGATCTGTATAATGTTGATAAAAATTTGGCTTATGGCTTTTTGACAAGGGGTTGCCCTAATCGTTGTAAATGGTGTGTTGTACCTGCCAAAGAAGGCAACATCGCTCCTTACATGGATATTGCGGAAGTATCTGCCGGACGAAAAAATGTGATTCTTATGGATAACAACGTACTTGCATCCGAGTACGGGTTACAGCAGATTGAAAAGATTATCTCCATGGGCGTGCGAGTTGACTTCAATCAAGGTTTAGATGCCCGGCTGGTAACGGATGATATAGCCCGACTACTCGCTAAAGTGAAATGGATAAAACGTATTCGGTTCGGTTGTGACACACCGGGACAAATCGCAGAATGTGAACGGGCTACGGATTTGATTGATAAGCACGGTTACAAAGGCGAATACTTCTTTTATTGTATCCTGCTTAGTGACTTTAAAGAATCGTTTGAGCGTGTCAATCATTGGAAGAACAAAGGCGGTCGGTTCTTACCGCATTGCCAGCCTTACCGAGACTTAAATAATCCTCTCCAAATAATCCCTCAATGGCAAAAGGATTTAGCTGGATGGGCTGATAAGAAGTGGATTTTTAGAAGTTGCGAGTTTAAAGACTTCACCCCACGAAAAGGGTTTAAGTGTAGTGAATATTTTTATAACAATTATAGTAAAACAGAATAGATATGAAAATAAGATTAGCAGAAAAGATTCTTTATGTCACTTCCATATTTGGAAATTGGGATAGTAATTATGATAAAAGCACGTATTGCAGAATCTATACTCCCGAAAAGTGCAAGTATTGTTGTAAACCTTCCTTTAAATATTATGATGCCATCCGTTTTTGTTACGGATATACAAAACGAACTATGTTATTCAAATTGAATAGGTAAAGGTTGTCTTTCTGTGAAACAATTTATTGAAAAAATTGATTCGTGATAATGCAAAAAATGGGATATCCTGTTTATCGTGTTCAAAAATGAAAAAAGTACTTTTACAAATAAGTTTGTTTAGTGAATAATTGATTACTTTTAGGATACTATTAAAATTCCTATCAAGATAGTTACGATAGATGATATAAAAGGGTAATCAATCAAGTAGCTTACATTGTAAGCATCTGGTATTTTACCGAGTATTGCCATTATTTCATAAAAGAGACCCAAAAAAGTTGTAATAGCAATAAAAATATATTCAACTTTCTTGTCTGGCTTTTTCTTCCATAATGTAAACAAAATAACCCATAATAAACAAATAGGAGTGGTATAAAGGAGTAAGGTTACTGATTGTTCGTACGATAATGTAGCAGTAATAACTTGAGCAATTGTATAAACATAAACAGCTACTATGCCAAGAATAAAAATAATAACAATAAACTTTAGAAACTCTGATGTTTTTATTGGGGAATCCGAAAAGTTTGATTTATTTGTTTTTGAAATTCCAATCTTGTTACTTCGAGGAAAATAATATTGTTTCTTTTTTATTCCCCATTTATACATGGCAATGATATTCCCCATGAAAGCAACTATTGTAGTGAATACGCTTATAATATTGATGAATGATTCCATTTCTTATCCTTTTATTTTTATCAAAGGCAAATGTATAAAATATTATTTATATTACAAATTTTTGATAGGTAAAAGGAAGTGTAAAAATAAGTACATAGGAACGTATCTACGTAGTTGTAATAAATGTAGCATGGGATCATGAGGAATGCATGGTAAGTAGTATCCACATTGTTTAGTTGTGATTAATTTAATGTTGAACTTGGGCGTGTCTTCTTGAGATGCACCCTTATTTTTTTGTGATGATGAAAAAAATAATTGTAACCGGCAGTGAGGGGTTTATAGGTAAAGCCCTTTGCCGAGAATTAGCAAAAAAAGGTGTTGAAGTCATAGGACTTGATCGTAAATGTGGTACTGAAGCCACGAAAGTATGCGAGTTTCTAAAGAATGGGGATATTGATTGTGTATTCCATTTGGCAGCGCAAACAAGTGTCTTCAATGAAAATTTAGAGCAGATCCGGAAAGATAACATTGATACCTTTATGAGCGTTGCTGATGCATGTAACCTGTATCGTGTGAAGTTAGTCTATGCCAGTTCATCAACAGCGAATCCGGTGAACACCACTTCCATGTATGGAATAAGCAAGCACTTCGATGAGCAATATGCGGCTATCTATTGTAAGACTGCTACCGGATGCCGGCTGCACAATGTATATTCACCAACCCCACGTGAAAGAACTCTTCTCTGGTTCCTGCTTAATGAGGAAAAGGTGTCGTTGTGTAATTGCGGTCAGAACATCCGGTGCTTTACTTACATAGATGACGTCATTGAAGGACTTATCTATGCAATGGGGTGTAACCGCCGGCTTATCAACATTTGTAACGTCCAGCCTGTGACTACCATGTATTTTGCGAATTTGGTAAAGTATTATAAACCGATTGAAATTAAGCTGGTTAACGAAAAACGAAAATTCGACAATTTGGAGCAATCGGTGGACGGGGATATCTATTTAGTACCTTTGTCCTATACGTCAGTCGAGGACGGAGTAAGAAAAATATTCGCCATGCGGAAAGGGAGTAATTCTCAAAAAAAATGCTGGGGCGGAGAAATAGAAATCCTATGAGTGTACAACCATTCTAATTTATTCCTGCATGTCGAACAGGCTATCATTGTTTCTGCATGCAGGAATTTAATAATTTGAAGCTATGAGTAAAGAGAAACCATTGACTTTAAAACAAGAGAAGTTTTGCCAATATTACGTTGATGTAGATGGTAATGCAAGTGAAGCATACAGGATGTCTTATGATTGTTCTAAAATGAAGCCGGAAAGTGTTTGGCGCAACGCACATGAGCTTATGCAGAACATCAAGGTTACATCAAGGATAAAAGAGATAAGAGAAAAGAGAGTAAAAGAATCTGAAGTAAAGCGTGAGACAGTGGAGCGTGTACTTATGGATATTATCACTGCTGATCCTAATGACTTGTATATTGTTGACGAACAAACAGGCAAGGTAAAGATGAAAAGTCCTTCACAACTCCCAAAACGTACGCGCAATGCTTTGAAGAAAATACAGAATGATAGGGGAAAAGTAACTTATGAGTTCAACGGTAAGACAGAAGCTGCCCGTTTGCTCGGTGCATGGAACGGCTGGGAAGCAGACAAGAACGTCAATATCAAAGGTGGAGATGGAAATAAAATCGGTGAACTTCGCATTGGCTTTGATGAAAATGGAGATTCGGAAGAATAG